CTGATTTCTGTCATCTCGTATCTCACCTGTAGCTGCGTTATACACTAACTTATTTCGATATCGATTCATGACATCTTTGAGATACTGTTCTGCTTTAATCTTTGGAAGATTACCAACATCAATGTAGAATATCCTTCTTTCAGGAGCTCTTGAGATACGATAGATGACTACCGAATCCTCAATCATTCTGAGTTGGTTTACTGGTTTGATTGCTTTGTGAAGATATGATAGAACAATGTTTTTTGTAGGGTCATAAAGTCCAGAAGGACAATATGCAATCGAATCAGATGTTATTTGGAATGCTCCGCCTGCAGCAACTTGGTCCATTCCTTTTTCATTAAAAACATAATGGTCTGATACTACTTTTATGTTTGGAGTTCCTTTTGTCGAAGCTTCTTTTTCTATCTTTTTTATTCTTTTTATTTTTAAACTATCAATGTATCTTAATTCTTGTATTCCGTCTTTTGGATTACTTTCATTTAAAATCTTATGATAATATATTCTTCCATCAATATACCACCTTCTAAAAATATCGTGTGCTTTATTATTGAAATCTAACAGGCGGAGAACTTGTTCAAACTCTTGACGAATTCTTGTTCTTATCTTTGAGGAAAATGGGACTTTATCTGTAACAATGCTGACTGTTTCACGGCCTGGTTCAACATTTACAGATTCATTGATGATATCTTCTATTGCAAAATCACATTCTGGATGTTCAGATGCAGACCGATATCTTCTAACTAAATCGTATTCGTTTTTTGCAGATGCGTTTAGGTCTAGGTATTCGCTGTAGAATCCAGCAACTGTGCTTGCGCCGTCATCCATGTCAGGGAGAACAAAACTAGGTTGTTCTCCCCTCTCTTTGGATGCACGTTTTATTTCAAAACCAAATAATTGTGCCATAATACTCCGTAATTACAAAATATTTATACGGAGAATTAGCTTGTAGTATTGGTTTCAAAAAATTGGTAACGATAAGTCACTTCAAATGTCTCTACGGCATCATTTTGGTCATAACCTAACTCGATTGGAGCAATTGTTTGTGGGAACAATCCTCTAAAAGTGTATGACTTGATAGCTTCTCCAGCTCGGTCCAGTTGATCTACGAATGCATCAACTTGGTAATCTGAAGGATTCTCAAGTCCACTATTATCAGACAATGCATTAATAGCATTCATCCACCTCTCCATTGCATTACGAATTAAGAAGTCAGTATCATTCATGATCGTTGTAGTCCATGCTTCAAATGTGCGGTCACCAGCGATATACAACTGACGCCCTCTGAAAGGAACTGCAACTTCACCTAGAGTCATTCCTGGCAAGTTTGTAGCTTGACAAAGAAAAGACATAACTCTTGTCTCTCCTCCTGCAGCTGCAAAGCCGGGAAAAGGCATTGTGACTTGAAACTGATTCGCACGAGCACCACCTCCTGCGAGTACTGCTTTAAAATCGTTGATTGTTGCCATTTAGTCCTCCTTACGCTCCAACTACTTCACTGAACGCAACACCAGTTTTCGTGGCGATGAAGTTCAGAGAAATAAAGTTAATAGACCGAGCAGGTTTGACAAATATATCAGCAACAAACTCGTTACGATCAACAACCGAGCCTGGGTTGTTTGTTTCGTCACATACTACCAAGAAATCTGTGACACCCCTTCTTCCTTGAACATCACGCAAGAAAGGTTCAACTTGATTTCTGAATCCAGCTCGTGTAAATTCATCGTTGAATTCAAACAACTGAAATTTAGCAGCGGTTGAGATTGCTTTCTCAAGAGTGATAAACAATCTTCGTACATTGATTCTATCAAATGCACTTGGTTTTGCTTGTGCGGTTTTATCACCGAACAGAACTGTTCCCTGGCCTGGGAAAGAACAAACTGGATTGATTCTTGCACGATAAAGAATGTCCCTGTTTGCTTTCTGAGGATTATACGCAAGTTTTACAACTCCACGAATCTGACCTCTACTGAATCCTCCTGGCGAGAACCATGAATCTGCAACTGTATCGGTCCTTGCACAAAGACCGGCCATATCTCCGTTAAGCGGTACGTATCGATAAGTGTCATTATACTTGTCGTACATATACTTGTACCCACTATCAAAGAATCCGTATGATGTAGATGTTAATGCATCAAAGAATGCTTTAACATTTGATGTTTGAGTGACCTCACTCGCAACATTAACAACATCAGAAGCTTCTGGAGAAACAAATGCGACTGCATCTTTGCGGTCAGTACACATATCCAATGCATTTCCCGCCTTAGTAGCACTTGCTTTACCACACATGAAAAGACTCAAATCTACTGTTTCAGTATCTTTGAATTTGTCAATTCCATTTTTTGCCTCACCATCTGATAATGTAAATGCACTAGTTCCATCAGCACCACCTGTCAAAGTGTCAGTAGTAATTACCTGAGACAATGCAGTAAATAATGTCGTACTTTGAGTTGCAATTGTATCACCATATCCTGTACTCACTGAAGGATGGTCCATCCAGTAAATCATTGTGGATTCGTTGTAAATTACATCAACATAGTAGTTTGTGCTTCCGTCTGCCTTTCTAGCATCAGAAAGTTTTGATACACCAGCAAAAGTTTCAATAACTTGATTTGGTACACCTGTGATACTACCATCTGTGTCTATTACAACAATATGCAGTTCATCAGCAGTTTCTACACCAGAACGGTCTTTTACATAATCAGATGTTCCAGGCGCAGAGTCAAACAAATCATAATACTCCCACCTTCTACGAACCTGTGTAGAATCAGCAATATCTGACCTGAGACCTCCAGCAGTATTTGCGGTTCCAAACCTTTCAATAGTGATAGTGCTACCAGCGTCAATTGCAGTAATTCTATATTCAGACCCATCAGCTTCACCAAAATGAACGATATCCCCTACCACAAAACCAGTTGTTGCAGCTACAGATATTACTGTCTGTCCTGCGGTTTCAGCTGCATCTAATGTTGTTACATTTGTTTGTTCGTAATTAGCTGGAGAGTAACACGCAGAAACTTTAATACTGTTACCCCACGATCCAGCAGTCCTTGCAGCCCAAGGTCCAACTGAACCAGCTCCACCACTATAGGTATTTGTATAGTGGTCTGTTGACCTAATCAAAAGTCCATTTCCCGATGTTGCAGTAGCATTTAATAAACCAGCGATAGATGGTCTTACTACTCGTAATGCGTTACCATATCCAAGAAAGTTAGCGGCACAAAACCAATCTTCAAACTGACTACCAGTGGTTTGAGGTTGACCAAAAACTTGTACCAATTCTTCTTCAGAAGCAATTGCAGTGATTTCATCAACTGGACCTTTTTGTGCGGCCATGACGATACCACCAATTGAAGTTGCGACAGCGGGAACTACGTTTGTTAAATCTTTTTCTGTTACCTGTACACCAGGCGAAACTTGAAACGCCATTCCATCTCCTTAAATTAGAAGTGTTTATGCATATATTTAGACATTTGGGGTTTTTCAGAACGTCTTTTATAACATAAATAGGTTATAATGAATCATTATGAAAAATATAAAATCACCATCAAAGAAGGTGTAAAGAAAGCAAGGAGAAAACGTGATATATGGATTAACGAATACTTGGCCGACAAGTCATGTATACACTGTGGGGAATCGGAAACGTGTACCTTGGTCTTCTTCCCTGACAACAAAGAAATCAGAATCGTTTCAAGATCAAAAGGACTTAGAGAAAAACTCAGAGAGCCGATTCTGGAAAGGATACGGAAGAATAAAATTGTGTGTATGAATTGTGAAGCTAAATTGAAGAACGATATAGAATTATCACCAATCCTCTAACCATTCCTTATGGGATTGCACTACTGGTGACCAAGTAGACCCATACTCATCTACAGTTTCACCAATACGTACACCAAATTCATCTGAAATACCATCCAATACAAAACCAAACGGAGCCATATCTTGGTCAACTAGGTCTTCTTTTTCTTTCCAAAGTTGTTGACGAATATCCATGTTAGTCAATTCTTTGAAATATGTTTGGTCAGATAACCACCCAAATAACACTAGACACATTGCAAGGTCATCTGTAGTTCCCTCTTCTGCCTCCCAAGACTGTCCCTTAGATACAAATGAAGATAACTCTACGATAGTATCAAAATCCTGTATGAATATCTTGTCGGCCTCCAACATAGTCTTGAAGTTTGAACACCCAACTTTTTTGAGTGCCTTGGTTGTTCTTACACCCAACTGAGCTTTCTTACCAGAAAAACCACCCCCTGCAACCTGTCCACTTCTACCATGTTGTGTAGTCATGATGAGATTATCATACTCTAAGTCAAACTGCAATGCATCTGCAACCTGAGCTCCAATGTCATTGACCTCAACCAGAACGTATGCAAGATTATATGCAGTTGCAACCTTGTGTATGATTTGGGGAAAATTCATGGGTTTTATCTCATTGTCTCTGTAGACTGCAACTTGTTTATAGGGAACCTCTGAAATATCCATTACCATAAATGCAGAAAAATCACTATTAATTCCTCTTGATACATCGACTATAATGACATAACCAGAATCTTCTCTAGGTTTTTCGTATACTTTAAGTCCTGCGTTTTCTTGTATTGGGCTGTTATGTGACAATGCCTTGAGTTTTGAAGGGTGTATGAGGGTGTTTACGGACCCTAAGAACTCACATTCAAATTCTACGTTGAACTGTTGTTCACTCGTATTCTTGATGGTTTCTTGTTTCCATTTCTCATCTCGACCCGGCACCTCACTCCAATGTACCTCAATAGGAACATAAGAGTTTCTACCATTTTCTGCATCATTCCACATCTTGTAGAACATATTCATGCCGTGTGGTGTACTTACCATCATCACCTTGGATGTTTTACCAGAGGAAATTGTAGGATAGACTGAACTGAAGAATTGTTCCGCTATATTATTTGGAACGTATGCAAACTCATCAAGAAAGATGATGTTGTAAGAACCACCTCGAACTGCACTTGAGGATGTTGCACTTGCAAGAATCTTGGAGCCATTTTCAAGTTCAAGAGACCCCTTGTTCCAAGACATAACCCCTTGTTGCAACCACTTTGGTAGATGCTCGTATGCGAGTTGTAGCCTTCCTAAGAGGTCTCTTGCAACCGCAGCTTTGTTCGCAAGAATCGCAACATTGACTGAAGCATTGAACAAACAGTAATGTAGAAGATACGAAATGATTGTTGTGGATTTACCCGATTGTCTAGGAAGTTTACAAATTGAGAAGCGATTGGTATGGAAGGTTTGCACCATATCTCTTTGGAAAGGATAGAGGGCAAATGGTACAAGACCTTCATCTATACTTACTATCTTGATATAGTTTTCTATGAAGTATGCCGGGTCTTCCATACATCGAGCATACTCTTGAATCTGCTCCGGCGTAAACTCGATTTGGACATTCGCTTTCTTGAGATTGGGATTCCCAAGATATACATTATCAGACATTCAATTTTGGATTTGTAGTTTTAAAATCCTTCTTTCTCATTACTGTTTTAGCTACCATATCAAGCATACCTGACTTATCAACATTAAGAACAAAAGGCATATTAATATCTGTCTCCATGTCATGGATAACTGCTTGAGCGTCTGGTCCCATCTTTGGAATCTTCTTTCCGTACTTTTTATAAGTGAGTCTAAACAATCTAATAAGTTCAGCAGTATTGATTGGTTTTTTGTTTCTTTCATCGTTTACCCTATCTAGAAAATGTCGAGTAAACTCTACGTCAATCCCTACAGCTGCAAACAATTTGTCTGCATATTTTTCTATCTGGTCTAAATCAGACTTGGAGACATCTTCTAAGAT